GGCGACCACCTTTGGGTTGCTGATCAACGCCAACGTCAAGGGCGAGAACAATATCAAGCGCCTTGGCAACTCCATGCAGGGAGTGCAGGGCAAGGTCAACAACCTCAAGATGGCCGTTGGTGGCCTGAATACAGCATTCAAAGCGCTGAGCGCTGCTTTAGTTGTTGGCGGTTTTACTCGTTTCATTCAGGGAAGCATTGATGCTGCTGATGCGCTTGGCAAGCTGAGCACTCGAACCGGCATCGCTGCAGACACTTTGCAGGGTTATGTCAACGCAGGAAAGTTGGCCGATGTTTCACAGAAGCAATTAGAGACTGGCCTAAAAACTCTTGCTCGGACGCAGTTTGAAGCCAGCCAAGGCATCAAGACTTACTCAGAGGCCTACAGCGCCTTGGGGGTAAGCGTTAAGGCTGCTGATGGCAGCCTGAAGGGTTCTGACGTTCTGCTGGGCGAACTGGCAGACAAGTTCAAAGAGTTGCCGAACGGGCCTGAGAAGGCGGCCATTGCGATGCGCCTTTTTGGTAAATCTGGCGCTGACATGATCACGCTGTTGAACGGCGGATCTGAAAGCCTTGAAGAGTTCAACTACAACCTGAGCGAAGAGTTCGCGCCAAGGGCAGAGCTATTTAACGACACTCTCACAAAGATCGGTTTTAAGTTTGAAGGCTTCCGAATGCAGCTGATGGATCAGCTGTTGCCGGCACTTCAGGTAATCGCTGAATCGTTTGCGACTCTGTTCGATAGCGAGAACGATTGGACCTCGCTCTTCATGATTATCGAAGGCGGGATCCGTGGCGTAGCCATTGTTTTGATGGCGATAATTAAGCTGTTTGACCGCATCATTAAATCTGCTGTTAGCAGTGCCAAAATTCTTAAAAAGGTCTTCACCTTTGATTTCAAAGGTGCTCTTGACGAGGCTGGGAGATATTACCAGCAGTTTGGCCAGCAGTTAGGCGAAGACAAAGCCTTGTTTGATCGCTTGGCTTTTGGCACTGCAGCTGCACCGACACAAAGACAAGGCACTGGTCTTTTTACCATGCCTGACGGCACTAAGACCGAAGAAAAGAAAAAAAGCGAAACCTCTCAAGAAACACCGCTTGATAAATACAAAAAACAACTTCAAGAAGTTGCCGAAGCATCGCAAGCATTTGTCAATATTGGCTTTGAGGTAGTTGAAACAGTAAGAGAGCAGACTAACGCTTTTAGTGGTGTTACAGACGCAGTTGGGGCATATTTAGACGGTATTGGAACAATGCGTGAAGCAGTGGCCGACTTAGCTGGAACTGCTTTCAAAGGTTTAGAAAATGCGCTTGTAAGCCTAGTGACTACCGGAAAAGGTAATTTCTTGGATTTTGCTAGGTCAATTATTCAGGCCACTGTTCGCATGATTATTCAACAAACCATCTTGGCGACAATCATGCGGGCCTTGGGTTTTGTTGGCGGTGGATCGTTGTTTCAATCAGGGACAACTGGGTTAAACACAAATCCCTCTTTTGGTCCCGCCCCTAGCTATTTCACAAATCCAAGTTTTGGAGTCGCGCCTTTTGCTAAAGGCGGCATTGTCAATAGGCCAACAATGTTTGCTTACGCCAATGGTGGCGCGGGCAATTTCGGTCTTATGGGCGAAGCAGGCCCAGAGGCAATCATGCCTCTTAAGCGGGGTCGCGGCGGCCGCCTAGGTGTTGAGGCTACAGGAGGTGTGGGTGATGTAATTGTCAACGTTGATGCGACCGGCACTAACGTGGAAGGCGACGCCAAGCAGCAGAAGGCTCTAGGCGCTGCTATCGGCGCTGCTGTTCAAGCCGAGCTGATCAAGCAGAAGAAACCCGGAGGCTTGCTCTACTAATCATGGCAACATTCCCTTCTATTTCGCCAAGCTACGGAATCTCAAAATCCAGCAAACCAAACGTTAATAAAATTCAGTTTGGGTCAGGCTATGCCCAAAGGGTTGTCTGGGGAATCAATCAAAACCCTAAGACTTGGCGCCTACGCTGGGAAAACATTACTGAAACTGACTCTGACACTATTGAAGATTTTCTAGATGCCAGGGCTGGGCAAGAGGCTTTTGATTGGACCCCGCCTGATGGCACAACATCTTACAAATTTGTTTGCAGCGAATGGAATAAGTCAATCGATCATCCAACCTTGGCGACTATTGACGCCACTTTTGAGCAGGTGTTTGAGGCATGACGACACCAACCTCAATCCATGAACAGATTCAATCGCTGGAACCATCCGCGATTATTGAGCTGTTCCAGCTAAAGCTGACCGCGCCAGTCAATGGCATTGATGTCACCTACTACTATCACGCGGGCACCAATGGGCTGACTGCTGACGTGGTGTTTAACAGCATCACTTATGCCGCTACACCTATTGAGGTTGAGGGTTTTGAGGCTACTTCTAAGGGCACTTTGCCTCGCCCGACGATGCGCGTTGCCAACGTGACTGGCGCAATCTCAGCTCTGCTCACTAGCTACAACCCGCTAAAAGCTGAACTGACCAGGATTCGCACCTGCAAAAAGTTTTTAGATGGCGTCAATTTCAGCGGCGGCACCAATCCGACTGCGGACAACACCGCCAAATTTGAAGACCAGGTTTACTACATCGACAGGGTTACCAAGGAAAACCCACAACTCGTCGAATTTGAACTGACCAGCAAATTAGACCTGATCAACCTGCAGTTACCGACCCGCCAAGTGGTTGAGTATTGCCCCTGGGTTTATCGCGGTCCAGAATGCGGCTACACCGGCACCAAGTATTTCACGGCTCAGGACGCTTCCACCACGCAAGCCAATGACGTTTGCGGCAAGCGCTTCAATAGCTGCAAGATCCGATTTGGCGCCGACAAAAATCTCCCCCATGGCGGTTTCCCTGGCTCCAGAATCCAAGGCTGAGGCTGAGCAACACGCCAAACGAGATGCACCGCTGGAAGCTTGCGGGCTCGTGTTCGTTGACGCCAAGGGCAAGCAGCGCTATCAGGCGTGCCAGAACCTATGCGATGAACCTGAAAAGCATTTTGTCCTAGATCCTGTCGGCTACTACAAAACGAGCCTCAGGGGCAAAATTGTTGCGGTGGTGCATAGCCACCCGAACGGTGAACCGCCAAGCGACATGGATCGCAAAGCCTGCAAACAAAGCAAGCTGACATGGTTCATCTATCAAGTGCCACAGGATGAATGGCTGACTATCGAACCTTGATCGGCCTGCCGTGGAAGTACGGCGAACAGGACTGCTACACGCTGCTTCGGCAGTATTTCGCGTTGCAAGGGATCGAGCTGGCGGACTTTGAGCGCCCGGCAGACCTGGAGCTAACGCCCAGCATTTATCTGCGCGAAGCAGCAGCGTTGGGATTTAAGCGGGTGGATTTTGAAAATCGGCAGGTTGGCGACGTAGCGATCATGCGCCTTGGAACGGTGGCGCCAATGCACGCGGCAATTTTTGTTGAGCCGTGGCGAATCCTGCATCAGAAGCAAGACAGCCTGAGTGCTGTGGAGTGGCTATCGAGCTACTATGTGAAACAGATTGCTGCGGTGTTTCGATATGCAGCGGGTTCGTCTGCTGGGTGAGCTAGGCGAGCTGTTTGGCGCCGAGTTTACCTATTACAACCTTCGGCACCCGGCGGATGCGATCAAGATGCTTTGCATCAACCGCCCGGCATTTAAGGATTATCTGCTCAACTCCGAAGAGAACGGCATAGCGTTCCAGGTGATCCAAGCAAATGTCGATATGGCATTTGAGGATCTGCTACTGCCTTTTGGTAGCAATGATCTGGTGATTGCCCCTGTAATTTCTGGCAGTGGTGGACCTGTCGGCAGGGTCATTGCGGGCGTGGCATTGGTTGTAGCTGCTGTCGTTACCGGCGGTATTGCTTCGGCTGGTGTTACCTTGGGTGGTTTCCTGGGCATCGGCACAGTCGGTACGGCGGTAGCTGCTGTTGGCGGACTCTTGGCGCTTAGTGGCGTTGCTCAGCTAATTTCCCCGCAACCTCAAATCCCACAAAGCATTGGCTCAATTGGTGGTTCTGGCGGTGGTGGTTCTTTTGGCGGCGGAAGCTTTGCAGGCGGTGGCGCACGCTTTGGCAGCCGTAACCGCACCAATGGACCGACCAGCATTAACCGTGGTTTAGACGGTCAACAGTCCTACGCCTACACAGGCGCGGCAAATACTGTCGGAGTTGGAGCCACTGTCCCCTTGGCTTACGGCAAGGTTTTAATTGGCAGCCACCTATTGCGTTCTAAGACACAGGTCACGGACGAAACAGATCCGATGCTGCTTTATATCAAAAAGCCTGGCGTCAATACGATGCTTGTAGGCGGCGAGAAATTCACTACGACATTTGACGATGTATCTGGCGCGGTCATTAAAAAAGTTGAGCCCTTCAAAGAGCAATTCAAGGCACCAAGCGATATTGTCGTCAATTTAGGCGACAGCTTTGAAATAGCCCTAAACCCAGAAGATGCTGGCAACACAAGCGTAACCGAAAAAGTCGTCAAATTTAATGCCTACAAAGACAACTTTAATGTCGCTTTTGTTCTTAAAAAAGGTCTCTCAAGCCCAGTAGCAGGCTCTGGGACGACGATTGTCGATGCCTTTGCGACGTATCAGGTTGAATGCTTTAGAGGGGATGGTCTAGACGCCTTCAACTTGATTGCATCTGACATTGTGACGATTCAAGGACTCCTAGATGACAGCGCAAGTAATCGATTTGCGTATATGCACCAAATAGAATTGCCATCTCTTGACGAACCAACCCAATATGTCCGCGTCAGAGTCACGCTAATTGATAGCGACGCCGGTCCGGGTAGCGTATTGAAAATGGCTGCCATCGGGTTCGCACTCAGCTAATGGCTCTTAACTCAACCACTTCCGTTCAGTTGCTTGACCTTCTTTGCGAGGGTCCGATAGGTGGCATTATCGGCGGACAGAAAGGAATTTATCTGAATGAAACATCAATTCAGAATGATGACGAAGCCAATAGCTACAACTTTGACAAAAACCACGTCAAAACAACAATTCAAATAGGGTCAAAGCAGCAAAACAAAACCCAGTATTTTGAGGGCAATGATGGCGTCAACGTTGTCACTGGCGTTGGGCAGGAGATTGGCGAAAACTACAGCGAAGAGCTAGACGAAAACAACGAAGTGGTCAGCAGGGACTACGGTCCTGGAATTGTCACGCGCCAAATATCGAACTTAGAAGTCAGCGCGGTGCAGCTTCTGTTCACGATCCCCAAGCTGTATTCAGTTGCTCAAGAAGGTCTGGCAAAGGGTCAACCTTTTAACGGCACAGTCAAGATTGAGATTTACGTTCAAGCCAAGGGCAGCGGCACCGGCTTCACCAAAGTTGCAACTTACGAAAAGACCGGTATTTCGACTAATAATTACCAGTTCCAAAGCTCTTATATCAAGCTTGCCGATTACGGCAAAGGACCCTGGAACATCAAAGTCCAAAAAATTGACCTTGGCGAAAATCACTTTGAGGTCAAGTATGAAAGCTTTGAAGAGATCTCCCAAAAAACGCCGCTAGCTCAGGGTCGCGCCAACCAGATCATCTGGGCATCGATGACGGAAATCATCCCCCAGAGCGTCAACTACAACTATTCGGCAACTGTTGAGCTGCAGCTTTCGACTGAATCATTCCCTGAGCTGCCTGATCGGGCGTATCTGATCAAGGGTCGCACAGTACAAATCCCCAAGGGTTCAACGGCTACATCTGATGGTTATTTGACCTTTGAGGATGCCGAGTTTGATGGGTCGCTGAAATCGGCAGAAGTTTGGACCACCTGCCCGGTCTGCTGTTTTTACGACCTGCTCACCAATCGCCGCTATGGAGCTGGTCAGTTTGTCGCGGCTGCAAACCTGAACTGGGTCGATCTTTACCCCATCGCTAAATACGCCAATCAACTTGTCACCAACCCTGACGGCACCACCGAACCACGCTTTGCCTGCAATGTCGTCATCGGTGACAAGGCGGACGCTTACGGCGTTTTACAAGACATGGCATCAGTGTTCCGGGGCATCCTGTTCTGGGCAAATAACACGATCCAAGTTGCAGCCGATCACGGGAATTTAGATGGCAGCGATCTGAGCGTTTCCCACATCTATTCCAATTCAAACGTCATCGGCGGGGTTTTTGAATACTCGGGCAGTTCGCTTGCGACCCGTAGCACAAGCGTTCGCGTTCGCTACAACGACCCCGAAAACTTCTTCAAACCAAATATCCTTATCCTTGAGGATGCGGACCTTATCGCCAAATATGGCTATCAAGTCAAAGAACTGATCGGCTTTGGCTGCACTTCAAAGTGGCAAGCACAGCGCGTTGGCAAATGGGCGCTACTGACCGAAAAGCTCGATGAGGAAGTTGTCAGCTTCACAACCGGCTTACAAGGTGCAGTCGTTCTGCCTGGTGAAATTTTTGCCGTTGCCGATGAGCTGCGCCAAGGAACTCGGATTTCAGGGCGTATTGCTTCAGCTACGACTAGCTCTGTAGTTGCTGATCAAAACATCACTCTTCCGTCTGGCGCCAATCCAAAGCTCACCTGCCTTCTGCCGAATGGAACGGTTGAGACGGTGGCAATCGATAGCGTTTCTGATGCCACGATCACGCTGAGCAGCAGCTTCTCAACTGCGCCAAACGCACAGTCGATCTGGTCAATCACCACCGATGGCGTAGCCAATCAGAAGTTCCGTTGCATCAGCGTTGCGGACGGTGGCGATGGAACATTTGCAATCACCGGGGTTGCCCATAACGACACGATCTATGCCGCAGTCGATGCAGGCGAAAAACTTGAGTTCCTTGATATCACCACGTTTGACCAGGCGCCACCTAAGGTTTCCAATATCACCTTCAATGCCGGTCAGATCAACGATGGCACTGGCGCGAAAATCCAGGTTGATGTTTCTTGGACCCGTGGCGCTGCAGCATCGACCTTTGGCTATGAGCTGAAATACAGCACGAGCAATAAAAACAAGAAAACAGTTGAGACCACGGACCCTAACTTCACTGTTACTGGTCTTGAGTCAGGGCAAAAGCTAACCGTCGAAATTAGGGCGATTGGTCTAGGCGGTAAAAAGTATTCAACCACGGTCACAGGCACTTTTACAGTCCCAAGCTTCTCCACGACTTCTACGGTTGTCGGTCAAACTACTAAAAGACCTGAAGACGCGCAAAACGTCACCCTGGAGGTCATTAACTCTGAGCAGGTGCGTTTCAAGTGGCAGAAACCCGCGCTTTACGGTGGCGCGTTATTGACGGCAATCATTCGCCACTCTGACAAAACTGACGGCACTGGAACGTGGGCGGATTCAACGCTGCTGAGCGATTCGGTTTCTGGTGAAACGACTGAAGCAGTGTTGCCCAAGCTGAACGGCGAATATCTGATCAAATTCCGTGGAATTGACGATCAGGTCAGCGCCAATGCCAAGAGCGCCGTTTTGAATCAGCCGGACACAATTCCGAATCTGAGCATCACAACGGTTCGGGAAGACACTACGGATCCACCGTTCCAAGGTCAATTTGAAAATGCGTTCTATTCAGATGAGTATGACGCGATTGTGATCGATGGTGATCAGACTGTTGATGAGGTTGACGATTTTGATGAGGTTGGCGCTCTTGATTTCACCGGAACGCAACTGCTGACCGGGCGGTATTACTTCACCAACATTCTTGATCTTGGTGCCAAATTTACGGCGAAATTCAAGCGCAAGTTGACGACTCGTGGCTTGTATCCGGCTAACGCGATTGACAGCAAAACGGAGCTAATCGACCGCTGGACTGATTTTGATGGTGCTGACGCTGACGCGACTTCGGCTGATCTTTATTTCCGCACTAGCGACGTTGCCACTGTTGATGCGTTTTTCCTGCTTGAGACTGGCGACAACCTGTTGCTGGAATCTGGCGATCAACTGGAGCTGCAGTCGGACATCAACTTTGGCGAATGGGTGCCGATGACTAGTGGGTCCTATGCCGGGCGCCAGTTCCAGTTCAAGGTTGAGCTGAGCAGCCAAAGCACTGACGAGACGCCGTTGATTGATGAGCTGGGCTTTGAGCTGGTGATGGAGTCCAGATCGGAGCAGAGCCAAACGATTGCCAGCGGTGCAGGTGCCAAGGCGGTGACGTTCACTAATGCGTTCTACCAAACACCGTCGCTTGGGATAACAGCGTTCAATCTTGCGTCTGGGGACTACTATGAGATCACATCGCCTACCCGATCAGGCTTTACGGTGACGTTCTACGACTCGGGCGACAATCCGGTTGACAGGACGTTCACCTACAGCGCCCTCGGATATGGCACTGAACAGACCTAACGATGGCAACGCACGATTACATCATCAGCAATGCCTCAGGCGCTGCGGTGAGGAGCGACCTTAATAACGCTCTGGCAGCAATCGTCAGCAATAACAGCGCGGCTACTGAGCCGACTACGACCTATGCCTACATGTGGTGGGCGGATACAACGGCTGGGCAGTTGAAGATCAGGAACGCTGCCAATGATGGCTGGGTCGTTTTACAAGAGTTGGACGGCACATTGTTGATGGAGGACGGCACGGTTGGCGCACCGGGTCTTGCCTTTGCGTCTGACCTGGATACTGGATTCTTTAGCGCCGGTGCAAATGCGTTAGGTATTGCAACCAACGGCGTTGAGCGGGTTGAGTTTGGCACCAGTGAAGTGGTGTTTAACGATGGTGGCGAGGATATTGATTTGAGAATTGAAGGTGATACGAACGCCAACCTGTTCTTTGTTGATGCTGGCAATAACCGCATAGGTCTGGGGACCTCGAGTCCTAGCAGCATTTTGGATATTGTTACATCTGGTGGAAATCTTGAAGTCGATGCTTTGGGTGGTACATCGACAAAGATTCGCCATACTACAACTGGTGGCATATTAGCATTAGAGGGTGATGCAGGAATTAGGTTTGATATTGATGGAGACAACGAAAAAGCGCGAATCGACTCATCGGGCAGGCTGCTGGTGGGGACATCTACTGCGATTGCAGATTTCAATAATTCGACCTTAAATCTTAGTAACGCAGGTGGCTCAAATATATTACTTTCAAGGAATGACACAACCACTGTTGCGGGGGACAATCTGGGATATTTGCGGTGGTATGGAAACGATGCCAATGGTACTTATCAGGAATGTGCCAGATTCGGAGCCGAAGCCGATTTGGATCACGGAACAGGTGATAAACCAACTCGCCTAACGTTCTCTACGACTGCCGACGGAGGGACCAGCCCGACGGAGCGGATGAATATTGCGAGCAATGGTCAAGTTTCGATTGGTCAGGGAACAAACAATACTGGTTTATTTGTAAATTGCACGAATGGATCATTTGCCACAAACACAACGCAATTTCGCACAAGCAGAACAGCTAATTCGGCGTTCCAATATTTGCTAACCACGTCTGCCTCTGGAGCCGATACTGAACATAATCTTCGTGGAGATGGAAATGCCTATGCTGACGGATCTTGGAACGGTGGCGGTGCTGACTACGCCGAATATTTTGAGTGGTCAGACAGTAATCCTGACGCCGAAGACCGTCGTGGCATCAGTGTTGTTTTAGACGGCGATAAGATCCGCGAAGCTGTTGCGGGTGAAGAACCCATCGGCGTCATTTCTGGCAACCCTAGCGTTGTTGGTGATGCTGCTTGGAACAAATGGAATGAAAAATATCTTCGTGATGATTTTGGCACTTACATCAAAGATGCAGAAGGCGATCGTCAACTCAATCCCGCCTACGATCCTGACGTTGAGTACGTCAACCGCGAAGATCGCCCTGAGTGGGATTGCGTCGGTCTGATGGGCAAACTGCGGATCCGAAAAGGTCAGGTCACTGGCGCACGTTGGATCAAAATGCGCGATGTCAGCGACTCTGTTGAAGAGTGGCTTGTGCGCTAGTAGTCCTACTCTCTAACCACTCTGACCCGCTAACACCATGGCAACAACCTTCACCTGGACCATCAACAACCTGGAACGCGAAGTTTCAGACGGTTACGTCAACGTCGCGCACTATTCGGTGGTGGCAATCAGCGACACCCTGGATCCCGAAGGCAACCCGTACAACTCTGGCGCTTACGGCAGCATCGGTTTTCAGCGCCCTGACACCCTCATTCCGTTTGACGATCTCGAAAAGGATCAAGTAATCGGCTGGGTGAAGGATGCCCTGGGCGCCGATAAGGTAAGCGAAGTTGAGGCGGCTCTTGAGGCTCGCATTGTTGAGCTGATCACGCCTTCCAAGCAAAACGGCGTTCCTGCTTCCTGGGCTAACTAATGGCTGACCAGAAGATCACAGACCTAGCAGAGTTGACGGCTCCAGCAGCCGCTGACCTGTTGCCGATTGTCGACGATTCTGAGGCGACGGCTGCCAACAAAAACAAAAAGATCCAATACAGCGTTTTTCTGCGGAACCTGCCGAATGGCACCGTTGGCGCACCAGCGCTGGCTTGGACTTCTGACGCTGGCGTAACTGGTCTGTATCGCACCGCCGCCAACGAAACCGCTTTCACCAATAACAGCACCTTCATTGGCAAGTTCACCACCACTGGCTTCCAGCTAGGCACTGGCACGGCAGCGGCACAGCTTCACCTGTTCAGCACTGATACGACTGATCAGGTCATTATTGAGAACTCGGACGCTGGCTTGGACACGGCGCCTGATGTGGTGCTGTATCGCAACTCTGCGAGCCCTGCTGCTGACGACAACCTGGGCAATCTCGTTTTCCGTGGCGAGGATTCCGGCGGAAACGCGCATGACTACGCGCAGATTCTGGCAAGCATCAATAGCCCGACCGATGGCGCTGAGGTTGGCACGCTTGATCTGATGACCGCTAGCAGCGGTGTTCCAACGTCAAGGATTCGCCTAGATGGCGTCAACGTTGGCATTCACGAAGCCAGTCCTAATTTCCCGCTGCACATCACCTCAACGATTGCCAGCACGGCGCTGAATGTTGAGGCATCTGTTGACGATACGGCGAGCGCTGCTGACATCACGCTGCTTCACCTTCGCGGTGACACCACTGCCGGTCAGGATGATGACCTGCTGAGCACGGTTTATTACCGCGGGCACAACGACGCTGGCACGCCTGAGCAGATCGATTATGCGGCTGTTGAAGGCAGCATTGCTGACGCCAGCGATGGCACTGAGGATGGGCGGCTGCGGTTCAAGGTTCAGACCGCTGGCACAATCACAACTCAGCTAGAGATCAACGCCAACACCATTGGATTCTTTGGTGCGACGGCCGCGGCTCAATCAAGTCATGTGGCCGACATCACGACCACAGCCACCACTGGCACCCTGCCTACGGCTGATGGCTCGGTGACGATTGCTGATGCTGCATCTCCGACTAACGCGGAGTTGCTTGAGTATTGCGTGGAGCTTGAGGCCAAGGTTGAGGCGCTCTTAGCATTTGCATCTGCCCACGGATTGATGGCGTCTAGCTGATGGCTGTAAAAAGCAAAACTGCACTGGGGCGTATTGAGCATCGCCCTGGAAAACCAAAGAAAACCCGTCAAGGTGCGGGTCAACACTCAAAAGCCAGCCACGGTAGGAAGAAGTATCGCGGTCAGGGCAGGTAAATGGATCGGCATACCTGCAACAACTGGCGCAAGATCAAAGTTGCGTTAGAGGCTGCGGGTAAAACCGATTCTCTTTACTACAAGCGCGCTCTAGTGATTTGCAACGGGGGGAAAGACCCGGTAGATCATGAGGATGTGCGCTTTTTGGACTTAGGCGATGCATGAGTTCAGCGACGGTGAGATGCGACTGATCTACACCGCTGTTCTGGCTTACCGCGAACGGGGCAACGACAATCCATCAATCAGGCAGCATCAAGCCGAGCTGCACCGCATCCTCAAGCGCCTGAAGCCCTTGGCGTATTACAGAAGCTACTTGCAGGAGGTATAGTTGCTAGATCCTGCACTGCAGGGTGGAAGGCAAGACCCCAGCCGACGCCAACTCGGTTGGGGTTTTGTTTTTGAAAGACAGTTTTGCAACTGGGTTGATATCTAGGACAGTAGGATTTGGCGACGGTTTATCTTTTCTCATGATCAAGACCGCTTCTGCCGCTATCGCTTGCGTCGCCCTCGCAGCACCTGCAATGGCTGGCCCTTACGTCAACGTCGAAAACAACGCTGGCTGGGCTGGTAGCACCTACGGCGGCTCCGCTACCGATCTGCACCTGGGCTATGAGGGCGGCAACGATGTTGCTAGCTTCTACGTTCAAGGTGGCCCTACCTACGTTCAGCCCAATGGCTTTGAGGGTGAAACCATCCTTACCGGCAAGCTGGGCGGTTCTGTCAAGGCTGCTGAGAAGCTAAGCATCTACGGCGAGCTGTCCGCTGCCTTTGATGACGTAAATGCTTACGGCACCAAGATTGGCGCCAAGTATTCCTTTTGACGGCATACTGACAGCATCACACCAACACACGGGGTCGCTTCGGCGGCCCCTTTTTGTGCAATGGTTTGAGCAACTGCAGGTAACGCGCAACTATGCAGGCGCCTTTTGGCGCACTGTTGTGATCGGTTGCCTTAGGCCGGCTAATTGGCAATACTGTTGGCCGCCTGATTGGGTTGTGCCGTATCTTG